GCAGTTGTATAACTTACCACTCTTGCACCGTCAGATGCTTGATGTGTTAGGTATCAAAGATGCTAACAAGCTCGTGCCGATGGACGATGATCAGAAGCCCACTGACCCAGTGTCAGAGAATCAGAACGTGCTCAAAGGCAAGCCGGTCAAAGCGTTCCTTGCGCAAGACCACCAAGCTCACATTGTTGTGCACATGGCCGCGATGCAGGATCCCAAGATTCAGGCGTTGTTACAACAGAACCCGATGGCACAAGCTATGCAGTCAGCCATGATGTCTCACATCAATGAGCACTTGGGCTTTGAGTATCGCAAGCAGATCGAAGAGACATTGGGTATGCAGTTACCAGCGCAAACAGATGAGTCTGGCGAAGAAGTTCAGATGTCTCCAGAAGTTGAAGCACGTCTGTCTCCGATGTTGGCGCAAGCCGCACAACAGTTGCTCCAGAAAAATATGCAGCAAGCACAGCAGGCTCAAGCGCAACAACAAGCGCAAGACCCGATTGTTCAAATGCAGATGCAGGAGTTACAACTCAAGGCGCAAGAGAACCAGCGTAAAGCTGCTAAAGACCAAGCCGACAACGCCATCAAAGCGGCGCAGTTGCAGGTCGAGCGTGATCGTATCCAAACACAGCAAGCCACTGATGACAAACGCATCAAGATGGACGCAGTGAAGATGGCCGCACAAATGCAGGATGACAAGCAGCGCCACATGATGGACATGAGCATAGATGTTCTCAAACAACTCTCTAACAAGAGTGCAGAAGAGCAACTGCGACAAATGCAGGAGCGCATCCAAATGAGACAAAGACAACCTAAAGGTGAATAAATGAATGGATTTGAAGTTCTCATCCAACAAGCGGATGAGAAGATTGATCAACTCAAGGACTACTTGGCCGAGGGCAAGGCCGAGTCCTTTGAGGATTACAAGAAACTGTGTGGTGAGGTTCGTGGTCTACTCATCATGCGGGGATACACCCTAGACCTGAAACAACGATTGGAGACTTCGGATGACTAGTTCCATCCTATTGGCTACAGACGCCAATAACCCACAAGTCGTGGGAACCTATAACTGGGAATCATCAATGGAGGAGAAGGGTAAGCAATTACCAAGGCCATCTGGCTACCGAATCCTTTGTGCAATACCAGAGGTAGAGAAAGAGTTTGAGGACAGTGAGATTGGTATTATCAAAGCTGATGAAACCATGCGCAACGAGGAGACCCTCACAACGGTCTTGTTTGTTGTTGATATGGGGCCAGACTGCTATCAAGACCCTTCTAAGTTTCCTACTGGGCCGTGGTGTAAACCCGGGGATTTTGTCCTCGTGCGTCCACACTCAGGTTCTCGCTTGGTCATACATGGCCGTGAGTTCCGCATCATCAATGACGATACTGTCGAGGCCGTCGTAGACGATCCCCGTGGTATCAAACGTAAATAAAAGGAGCACAAAATGCCTTTAGACGACGACACAGAATTCAAGTTTCCAGACGAAGTTGAAAGTAAGGGTAAACCCTCACAAAACGCAGAGCCTGAGATCGAGATTGAGATTGAAGACGACGCCCCGGCTGAAGACCGTGGCCGACAGCCCCTACCCAAACCTCTGGTTGAAGAACTAGAGAAGGATGAGCTAGACCAGTACGACGACAACGTAAAGACCAAACTCAAGCAAATGCGTAAGGTTTGGCACGATGAGCGCCGTGAGAAAGAGTCTGCCCTACGCGAACAGCAAGAGGCTGTTGGTTTAGCACAACGCCTGCTTGAAGAAAATAAGCGCATCAAAGGCATTCTTACCAACGGCGAGAAAGAGTACGTCTCTACCATTCAGAGTAATGCTGATATGGAGTTGAAGATTGCTCAACGCGCCTATAAAGAAGCGTATGAGGCAGGTGACTCCGACAAGATGATGGAGGCCAATCAAGCGTTGCAGATGGCCAACCTGAAATCTATACAGGTAAAAAACTTTCGCATGCCCTCTTTACAAGAGGAAGAAACTGCTGTACAACAGCAACCTGTGCAGTATCAACCTGCACCGAACATACCTGAACCGGACAATAAAGCTGTATCGTGGCAAAAGCGCAATAGCTGGTTTGGACAGGATCGGAGTATGACGGCCTTTGCTCTGGGTTTACACGAAGACCTAAGAGACAGTGGTGTAGAGGTTGGTTCTGATGAGTATTACCGCGAATTGGACAATACAATGCGCAAACGGTTTTCAGAGAAATTTGAAAGCCAAGAAGACAATAGACAGCAGACCCGGACAAGACCCGGTACTGTAGTCGCCCCGGCAGTTCGTAGCACGGCCCCTCATAAGGTTAAGCTAAAGCAAAGCCAAGTAAACCTAGCCCGAAAACTGGGTTTAACGCCAGAGCAATATGTGAAGGCACAACTTGAATTGGAGGCCCGTAATGGCTGATATTAAAGACAACAAACTCACACGCGAGTTGACAACACGTGCGGTACAGGAGCGTCCCAAGCAGTGGATGCAGCCTGAACTTTTGCCCGAGCCAGACAAACAGCCCGGATACAACTACCGCTGGATTCGTGTTTCTACGATGAACAATGCTGACCCACGTAACTTATCGGCCAAACTCCGAGAAGGTTGGGAACCCGTTGCCATTGAAGAACAACCGAAATTTCGACTGTTAGCCGACCCCCAAAGTCGTTTTAAAGACAACATTGAGGTCGGTGGATTATTGCTTTGCAAGACACCTACTGATTTTGTAGACCAGCGAAATGCCCATTTTGCCAAAGTCACTCAATCTCAGACAGATGCTGTAGACAATAGTTTCATGCGTCAAAGTGATGCGCGGATGCCGCTCTTCCAAGAGCGTAAGTCCTCGTCCAGCTTTGGCAAAGGTACTTAAATTTTTAAGGAGTCTTAAATGGCTTATCCCGTCGTCTCGGCCCCCTACGGCCTAAAGCCGATCAACCTGATCGGTGGTCAGGTATTTGCTGGTTCTACCCGCATTTACTCGATCCAGTATGGTTTTGCGTCAAACATCTTTTACGGTGATTTGGTCAATATTATTCGTGGTTCTATTATTAAGAACACTGACACTACTGACTCTACTGGTACTGGTTTGGTTGGCGTGTTCTTGGGTTGTGAATATGTAAACCCTACAACTAAGCAAACGCAATTTGCTCAGTATTGGCCCGCTGGTACTACTGCTACTGGTAGAGCTATCGTCTGTGATGATCCTGACACAGTGTTTAAAGTAGTAATGTGTTCCGCTACAACGGTCATTGCTTCTGCTTCTACTGCTCTGTTAGGTCAAAACTTTGGTTTGATTCAAAATGCAGGTAACGTCAACACAGGTAATTCTGCTGTTGCCGCTCTGTATGGCTCATCAAGCACAAGTGTTGATTTTGCTCTACGTGCAGTTGGTTTGGTTGAAGAAACTGCCATTCAAACTAGCGCAACTGGTTCATCTTCTTCTACTACCATTACATTGACTGGCTCTGGTTTACCTAGCGCGTTGGTGGTGGGTACAGAAGTTGGCTACCTTGCTGCTAATGGTCAGTACATTCAATCTGGCTCGTACGTATCTGCGGCTGCGGCTGCTGGCGCAACAACAGTGACCATCAATTCTGCGATTGCAGTTCCCGGCAGTGTTACGGCTATTCCAGCCGCTTCCACTATTGTTTTCACCCAGTATCCAGAAATGCTTGTCAAACTTAACTTTGGCACCCATTCCTACTACACTGGCACAGCGGTCTAAGGAGTTAAATCATGGCTATTTCACGCGCACAACTACTTAAAGAACTGCTCCCCGGCTTGAACGCTTTGTTCGGCTTGCAGTATGCCACCTACGGCGAAGAGCACAAAGAAATCTACGAAACAGAGAAATCTGAGCGTAGCTTCGAAGAAGAGACAAAACTGTCTGGCTTCTCTGCTGCTCCAGTCAAGAACGAGGGTTCTGCCATTGCTTATGACAATGCGCAGGAAGCGTTCACGGCTCGCTACAACCACGAAACCATTGCCTTGGGTTTCTCAATCACTGAAGAAGCGGTTGAAGATAACTTGTACGACA